AGAATCTCCTTTAAGAGTCGAACCTAAAGATGAAGATACAGATACAGACACTGAAGAAGAATCTACAGTGGTTGGTGAAATTTTAGAAAAATTTGGATATGAAATTGATGATGAATTTGAAGACACGACTGAAGGGCTTACTAAGCTCACTCAAACTATTTCTGAAAAACTTGCTGTCGAAACTTTAGATAGTCTTTTTGAAAGATTTCCTACAGTGCAAAAGCATTTAGAGTATGTGCAACAAGGTGGAGACCCTAATGAGTTTATGAAGGCCTTTACTCCTGAAACAGATTACTCTAGAATAGAAATTAAAGAAGATGATACCGATTCGCAAAAAAGAATTCTTACGGATTACTTTGTAGCAAGAGGTACAGAGAAGGATTTTATTGGAGATATGTTAGAATCATACGAAGATAAAGGAACTCTAAAAGATAAAGCTGAGGCTGCTAAAAAAGCACTTTCTGATGCACAAGCTCTTCAAAGAGAAGCTACTTTGGAAGATCAAAAAAGAGCAAACGAAGAAAGACATGCTCAAACTACGCAGATGTGGGAAAATGTAAGTAACACAATCTCAGAAGCAGATAACTTATCGGGGATTCCTATCTCACAAAGAGACAAGGGTAAATTCTTCGACTATATATCAAAACCTGTAGACTCTACTGGGGCAACTCAAAGAGATATAGATTTTCATAAAGCAGGTATGGACCAAAAATTGGCTGTAGACTTCTTGATGTTTAAAGGATTTGATATTGATAAATATATTGGGAAGAGAGCAACTACTAAAGCTGCTAAATCCCTAAAGACAAAGTTGGAAAGTCATAGTAAAAAGGCTAAGAGTGTTAGATCTAAATCAAATAGCTCTAACAGTGGATTTGAGTCTTTAGACTTTGATATTAACAACCTAGGAGGCTGATCTCCGAATTTTAATTTGAAAACAAATGATTAATGGACCAAGAAATGGCGGAGAGAATATTTCCGTCGTACGCACGACTTTCAACGATGCGCAGATGACAGACATGAACAGTCTGGCTAACGCAATGTTGTCAAAGCCGACTGAATTGTCTCCGATAATCACACACCTCGCAGGACGAGATGATATGCGTTTCCCACTTTCTTTTATGTCAGAAGGTGTAGGTAATGTTGAATCTATTGACCGATTGGAGTATGAATATCGTGTAGCAACTCGAAAACTTATGACTCGCCCTGTGGCAGTCACTAACGGTGGAGCTAACCTAGGACAGGGAGGATCTACTTTTGAACTAACATTCCCTGATAAGTGGTTTGTATTTCCTTACGTTCTTGTGAACGGAGCAGGAGAGCAAGCTCGTATTATGAGAGAGCCTGTAGCTTCAAGCACTGGACAAGGATGGGTATATACTCTTCAACTTGTAAACCCAGCAGCAGCTACAGTTCTAACTACAGGATTTACAGCGGGAGACCTATGGGCTCAGTTGTTTGCACCTGTTGGAGTAGACTTCTCTCGTGGAAATGCTTCTAACTGGCAAGCTCCAGGGCTTGTACGTAACAAGCTTACCACAGTACGTAAGTCTTACCATATGTCAGGTAACGCTAAAGATTTTGTAGCTGAGTTCGCACTTCCTAAGAAAGGCGGAGGTACTACAAAACTTTGGATGGATTACGAAGAATACCAGCACATGCTTGAGTTCAAAGAAGAATGCGAGATGATGTACTGGTACGGTCAGCGTACGTATGGCGATGACGGTGTTGTAAATATGCGAGATGAGAATGGACAGCCAGTTGTTGTTGGCCCAGGTCTTCTTGAGCAAATCATCAACCGTGAGACTTATGCTACTTTGACTGAAAACCAACTTTTGAACATCATTGGTGACCTATTCTACGGAATGACTGATGCTAACCAAAAGCAGGTTACTCTTTACACTGGTACTGGTGGTATGAGAGAATTTGATGCTGCAATGAAGGCTTACTTCAATGCAAATCAGTGGCAAGCAAGTGCAACTACTGAGTTCATCAACGGATCAGGAAGAAATCTTGGACTTA